TTCTGCTGCTCCAACGAGCCAGCCACCATTGCCCGCAACATTCAAAAACTCAACCCAAATCAAATCATCGTTTGTTTCAGCGTCAGTTCTTTTGATTTTTTTTCTTGCTTTAATGTCTATAGAGTAGGTTGGGTAACTCTCCTTAGACAGAAAAACATCAATATGTGATAATTGCTGCTTACGATCTGCTTTGACAGTTTTCCAGCCTTGTTTTTCCGCAATTGAAATAAACAAGCTTTCTGCATCATGTCCTTTTTCAGAACACTCTCCTGTTCTGTCAAAGCGATTACGGTACTTCATAATAGGCAAAATCTTGGAAAACTTTGAAACCAAAAATTCTTTGAATAGTTTTTATATATTTGTTTTTCTTGTGTTCGCGATTAATATTGCCCACGATATATAGTACTTGATACTTTTGTTTTAGCAACTGAAAAATACCATAAGCAGCTTCTTTTAGCAAGAGAAGGTTTGAATCTGATGCTGCAAAAACGAATTCGCAATATTGAGACTGCGGCTTTGATTGAATGAAAGCTTTCAGCGTTTCTGGTATATGCAAGGTTTTTAAACCAAAATCAAAAGAGATAAAACCAATAATTTTGTTGTTTTGTGTTGCGAAGATGATTTTATTTGTCTCAACTAGTTTAGAAAAATAAGCTTCAGATTCTTTTCTTTGTTCAGAAAAAGTTCTGCCTTTTGGGGGCAAAGGCTGAGATCGTGCGCAAAAACGCAGGTACAAATCAAACAGTTGTTGATGTTCTAGGGAATCCCCCGAAAATTCGTGTAATTTATAGTTACACTCGTTATTATTTATAGTCATGCCAATTAACAATAAAATTTCCAATGATTTAGTTGATTTGGAGCCAACCGCGATATTGGAGTTTTATAAACTCTACTATGATACGGTGAATGAACCAGATTCTTATTTTCCTTTTCATCCTTGTTCAAATGGCTTGAATGGCAGTATTGTTCTCAACGGCATTCCTTATTTGCCGATTGCTGTTGAGGTTGAGGATTTTGAATCAAACATTTTTAATCGAATTAGCCGTCCAAAAATCAGAATCGCCAATGAAAACTTGGTAATGAGTCAGGTTCTTAGAAGAAAGAACGATTTTAAACATGCAAGATTAGAGAGAATTAAAATTTTCTTAAAATATATTGATGATATAAATTTCGATGGAGGCATGAACCCCTATGGTATTGCTGACCCAACCGCAGAAATCAGCAAAGACTCTTATGTTATTTCTCAGAAAACACAAGAAAATAGAACACTTGTAGAGTTTGAACTCACATCTCCTTTTGACTTGGAGAACTTTTCCGTACCTGGGAGACTTGTGCTGGCTAGATACTGTTACTGGCAGTATAGGGGTCTTGGTTGTAATTACTTTGGCGCTCCTATTTGTCAAGAGAATGACGTTCAATTTACTCACATACCCACTGGACAATTTAATTTCCAAACCACTGAAAATGAGTGGACTTATGGCAAAGGCTACTACAGTGGAGATATTATCTATACTTCTACAGATAAAGACCCCTTTAGAACATGGTATGTTTGCAAAAGCAATCACACGGGTTCAGAAAATAATCATCCAAACATAGACTCTTCTCCTTGGGAGAAAGACGGTTGTTCAAAAACGATTTCAGCTTGTCGCAAAAGATTTGCCAATACTGGCATAACTTATAGTGGTTATTCTGGAGCAAGCACTGGAATCTACACATCTTACAATATTGTTCCAGCAGCATTGAACGCTAGCCAAACAAATGCTTATCTGCCCTTTGGCGGATTTCCCGCAACAGACAAATACGAATATGGAGCTACCTACAAAAGTCGCAAATAATTTTAAGGATATTTTACAGTTTTTAAAAGATCATAGCGATAGATATTTTAATATCGAGTGTTGTGGATTTGTGGGAATGAAAGATGGTGATTTTATTGCTGAAATTTTACCAAACCGTTCTCCAGAACCTAATTCATTCTTTTGCGTTGATCCTTTAGATTTTTTAAGATTCAAATCAGAGAACGAATTACTTTTTTTATTCCATTCTCATCCTAATTCTGATACGGAATTTTCTGATTTAGACATAGCTAATGCTGATGCGTGCTGCATTGCATCCATTGTTTATTCTGTTCTAACTCAAAAATTTGCACTTTATGAGCCTCAAAATCACGAAATAGATGTAAATATTCTGAACAAGGTAAAAGGTTTATTATGACAGAAGTTCATTTTCATGGTATTTTGGCTAAAAAGTATGGTAAAGTGCATAAATTTGCGCTTGCTAAACCAAAAGATTTATTATTGGCAATGGAGGCAAACGACGATTCTTTTCCTCTTGAGCTTAAAAAGCTGGCTGAAAAAAATATCCATTATACTTTTATTATTAATGACCGCTGGGTTAAAACTAATGAAAATATTGGTAATGAAAAAATTAAAAAATTAGATTTTGTACCAGTTATTCTTGGAAGCGGCCCAGCAGGAATAATTGCTGGTATTTCTTTAGCACTTTCAATTGCATCTGCTGTCTATGCTTATGTCCAAGCTGGAAAAGTTGAATATCCAAAAATTCCAGGCGCTGAAGGAACTAGCGCAGCTTTGAGTCGTTCCATGGCTTTTAGTAATAGAGAAAATATTCTTGAGCAGGGCAATCCTGTTCCTCTTGTTTATGGTAGATTTAGGGTTGGGTCTTTTGTTATTCAATCTACAGTCAAAAGCTTCCCGCTTAATATGACTCTTGGAGATGAATTTAATAATACATCCACTAAGAAATCTAATAATCAATCTGCCTTTATTGACAGTACAAGCTCAAACCTTACTTCTGCATCAAACGATAATATATGAACCATTTTTCCATAAGATATTCTAATAGTTTAGCTGGTGCTGGCGGGCCAAAAAAACCTGATCCTCCACCGCCTCCAACTTTGAAACCGCCTAAAATGGGCGATTTGCAAGCCATTTCATCTTATGAATATGTGGAAAGTATTGACCTCATTTCCGATGGCGTTATTGATGGTTTGGTTAATCAGCGCGGCGAATATATTGACGATGTTGGAATTTTTGAAGGTATTTATTTAGAAGATTTCCCTATTAAACAGTCTACTAGTTATTCTGGTAATGCTGTTTATACTGGATATTTGGACTTTGTTGGCAACAAATTGAGCGGAGTATTTTACTCTAATAACGAATTTGTTGAAAAAACCTTATCTAGCGTCTCTAGCGAATTATCTGCAAATGCTAATGGCATTTCTTTTTCTGTTTTAAATAGCAAACTAGATATTGCTACAAGCATTTATAACGATATTAAAAATATCAAAACTCAATTAGCTTCTTATTCTTCTTCAACTTCTTCACAAAATAATTATTATCAACAGTTTGTAAGTTTAAATTCAAAATTTAACTACAATTCTATTAAAGAGGTTCAATCGTATTTACTTGCCGACATTCCAGAAAAATTAGATTCAGAATATCCATTTTTCTGCATCAAATTAAGTTTTGATGAAAATTCCATAACTCCTTTTGTGGAAGGCTCATCCTATGGTTATGACACTGTTACTTTCCTTGATAGTGATTTATTTAATCAAATTTACATTCCGTTGGAGGCTACGGAGCTTCAAAATACCAGATTCTTAAATACTCCTAGAAAATTAAATCTATCATATATTAATAATCAGCAAAGAGATGGTGTGTCCTCTGATATTTTAAGCGGTTCAATATATATTTTTCTTTATAAGGAAAACGATATTCCTTTGAAGAATTCAATTGATGCTGTTGTTAAGTATTTAAAATATATTAAAATTTTTAATCCAAGCAGTAAGTATAATATTGGAAATGCAAGCATGGAAATTAGAAGCGGAGAAGAACTTCAAAAACCATTAAGTTTATTTTCAAAAACATATAGCGATAAAGCTTACGGAATTACTCTCAGAGGTCCATTTGCAAAAGGTCGCTTTACTAAAACACTGTATTCAAAAAATGATACTATTGATACCACTTTTAATCCAAATTCTAGCCAGTCTATTTCTGGAATTGATGCCACTATCGTAAATGCTCAAGCTTCTACAAGCGAATTAGATTTAATTAAAACATCTAACTCTGGATTGTATTCTGGTACATTTGCTGGGGCAACTACTTTCTATAAAAATGTAGAGACTGCTGAAAAAGATATTCTTAATAAAGGTTTATTTACTAAATATTTGAAATCTTTTAGGAATAATAATATCATTACTTTTGAATTTAATTTATCCTATGTTTGGAAAGATAGTTATAAAACAAATTGGATTACCGTTGGCAAATTAACTTTTAATATTAATGCCTCAAATGGAAAGTTTAGTAGTGGAATTTTATGCAATACAATTACTGATTATGCAAGCAATACTAAGCCACCTGAATCCTATAATCAAGAATCTTCTGTTATTAAAACAGGAAGTCCAAATAACGGGTTTATTATTAATAAAGATAGTTTAGAAAAAAATATTAAATTTGGAAGCAATAATTCTACCTATGTGCCTATTGAAAAAATATTCGCCATATATAGAACGGCGATTCTATATTTATCTCGTCCAGAAGGTAGTGATGATGATAGGTATCCCGCTGGAGTCGCGACTCTTGATAGTTTTAGTAACTGGAATAAAGAATATATCGCGGCATCCTCTGAACCAGCTATTGCAACAACTCATATTGTTTCAAACCCTAATGTTGATAGAGTCTTCTTAACTTTATCTGTGCGAGTTCTTAGGGATATGGCTCATAGAGAGACATATCTTAAACAGTATATTGGAACTTCAAAAAAAGTTGACCCTGGAACTTCCATACCTTCAGTTATTGATTTTAGAATTGAAATTGGCTATCAAGAAAAAAATGGTAATGAAAAAATAACAGAATCAAGAAACTATCAAATTAAAGGAACTGTAGATTCTCCAGCAACTATTGATATTGGTCGAGAAGAAAATAATACTTCAGAAATCATTCCTAAATATTCACGCTTTATCATGGGCGGTGAGAAAAGTGTTGCTGCACCATTAATTCTTCCAGAAGCTTCTGAAGAGAGAGTTAGATTTGTTCGAATTTATAGAACTACATTTGAAAGCTACTCATCTCTTATTAAAAGAGAAATTTCACTTGAAAAGGTTAGTGAAATTGTTAATTTGCCATTTTCTTATCCTTATTCAACAATTTGTGGTTTAAAATTAGACGCGAGAACATTGCCGCAAATTCCTGCGCGTAGTTATGATGCAAGATTTAAAAAGGTTTTTGTGCCTAGTAATTATTTTCCTCTACTACCTAATGGTAAAGATAAGAGATATTTGACTGCTGCTGAATTTGCAGTCGCAACAACAGAGCAAAAAACAGTTTACCAAGGCAATTGGGATGGAACATTTAAATTAGCTTGGACAGATAATCCTGTTTGGATTCTTTTTGATCTTTTAATCAATAGAAGATATGGTTTAGGCAACTTTATTTCTCCACAACAAGTTAACTATTGGGAGCTTTATAAGATTGGTAGGTATTGTGATGCTGTTGATGAAAATGGAGTTTTTACTGGTGTCCCATCTGCAAATGGTGGTAAAGAACCTCGCTATGGTTTTAACGGCGCTATCGCTGATAAAACTAATGTATTTGATATGATTCAGTCTATTGTTGCTTCATTTAGGGGCAATATGTTCTATTCAAATTCTGAGATTAATTTCACAAACGATAGGCTTAAACCTATCATGTCATTTTTTAATAACTCTAATGTAAGAGATGGCATTTTTACTTATACAAACAGTAGAAAAGACCTACAATACAATGTTGTGGAAGTTTCTTATTTGGATCGAGACGATTTGTTTAAAGAAAAAATCGAGTACGTTGAAGACCCTGACGATATTAAAGTTAGAGGAATTCTTAGAACTTCTGCTCAAACCTTTGGCGTAACTAGTCGCGCTCATGCGCAACGAATTGGTCAGCATATTATTTATTCAACAATTAATGAAGACCAAAATATTCAATTCTCTGCTGGGTTAGAATCTCTTCTATGCAGGCCAGGAGATTTGATTGCTGTCAATGACGAGCTTCGTTCATTAAAAAGACACGTTGGAAGAATTTTAGAAGTTGATTTGGCAAATTACGCTATTAGAACAAATATTGACTTAACCGCAGAATCATTTAGTCCTTCTGGTTTGATTGGTCAGATTTCTATTCTTGTGCCAACTGGAAAGCTTCAGTCTAATGATTTTTATGATCTCGCCAAAAGTCCATCCAAACTAAGCATTGCTGATGTTTATCAAACAGATATTCCTCAATCAGTTAATTTGACTGCTACAGGTTATGACTTTAGTTCTTTTGGAGTAAGAATGTTGCTTGATGGCACGGTTTCTAATTCGGGATTACCTCTTTTAGATCAAGTAAAAATTGGAACTCCTTGCTCAATTACCTTGGCAAATACAGCGCAAGAAATTTATAAAATTCAGTCAATCAAAGAATTGAACTTGAATGAATACGAAATCATTGCTTCAAAGTTTGACACTGGCAAATTTGCTGAAATCGAAGCTGGAGAAAACTTAAACGAATTTTTCAATTATTTTCCATCAGTTAGAGACACATTTGTAAATGAAGGAACTGCTGCTAAAATCTCAAATCAGTTTGTTTATGAACTTACTGGATTTCCTCTTATTACAGCTTTTACTACTGGTAATTTTGACTCTCAAAATGACGTTGTAGATATTACTGGACAATGGCAATCTGTTGATGGCGCTAACTCTTATAATGTAGAGTTAATTTCTCCAAAATACAAGAGTACAAAAGTGCAAATAACAGGAACATCCATTATGTTTGAAGACCAAGCTGAAGTTGGAAACTATACACTAAAAGTAACTGCTGTTCAAACTGGAGTTTATCCTAACCCAATTTCTGCTACTCATTCGAAAACTTTTAAAGTCCTATCGTATGTTGCTCCTAAAAGAAGTAATGGAATTGTTAAAGGTTTTGCTATTAGTTAATTATAATAATTGATATACTACCATGCCGCCTACTCCATCGCCAACGCCGCCGTCGCCTACTCCGCCGTCGCCAACGCCGCCGTCGCCTACTCCGCCATCGCCAACGCCGCCATCGCCTACTCCGCCATCGCCTACTCCGCCGTCGCCAACGCCGCCATCGCCAACGCCGCCTACGCCTACTCCGCCTACGCCTACTCCACCGATACCGCCGATACCAGCGCCACCAGAGTATCCAGCAGCTATTAATTCATTCAATCCATCTGATTCTCCAGTTGGAACAGGAACAGCGTTTATCATTTCTCCGACTAAAGATTTATCAGTTACTCTTCAGTATCAAGATGTTTATGATAATGTTATTGATAATGAATTGCAATTAGCTCAGGGTCTTGCTCAATTCTCTTATCGAACCTCTTTATATACTACTGGTGCAACAGTTGGTAATGTGTCTCCATATTTAGTTGCTGAAAACTTTAAAACTAACCAACAATCTCTCCAATTCTCTTTTCTTAAAACTGAGAATGCGTCTTATTTTGGTTCTAGTGGAGCGCAAAGATATTATGATATTTTATTTAATGTTCTCAATGAAGGATTAGAGAATTCTGTTTTAGCGACAGTATATCATTTACCTGCTCAAATATCTAGAATTCAAGTTTCTGACTTTAATACTGGGGTATTTTCTGGAATTACTGGACAAGTTATTTTCGACTTGTCTTTTAGTGATGACGCTGTTTCGAATTACATTACAAGAAGTGTTGATGTTTATACTGGCGCTAATCCTAGCGCGAGTGCATATTCTTTAAACGGTTTTTCATTGCTTAAAAATGTGCCATTCTTACAGAATGCTCAGGGTCAAACAGTTTCTATTTTTGCGCCAGAAGTTCCTAATAATCAAACAATCTATTATCAGTTTGTTCCTTATGATGATTTTGGAACTGGTTATGTTTACGTTTCTGGAGTTTCTGGTTATTTGAGACAAGACCCTGATCCTTTAGTTTATGGATATGGTATTCCTCCAGTTTTAGACATTACAGATAGAACTGGTGTTTATTTTTCTGGTTACGCAACTAACCAAAATAGTGAATTAGATGGCAGCTTAATCTATCAAACTGGAGCTTCTGGGCAGAAGCTTATGCTTATTCAATCAGGACAATGGAAACAAATTCCAACAACTGATGACGTTTCTGGAAATTATGTTCCTCTTAGCAGAACTGGTTATTTTTTAAACTATGTAAATCCTCCAGAAAATGCGCTTTCCAGCGGTGTTATTGGAGAATATTCTTTAAGTGGAAGATACTTATTTATTGCTACTGGAAATGATTCATGGGGAAGAGTTCTTTTAGAGAGCGATTTCTAATTTGAAGTGTAATTTAATAATATGGCAGCAGGGACTTATAATTTAACTGGTTCAAACGCAATTCAGAGAGGAGCTTGTTATGCTTACTCGATTGATTTAAGTACTTCGAGTGGGGAATACACTCTTTCTGGATATGCCGCTTCTGGCTATTTGCGAAGAAAGTGGGACGGAACTCTTGGCCCAAATTGGACAGCAACTATTTTAAGTACTGGTTCTGGAATTATTAACATGACATTAACTGCTTCTGATACTTCTCAACTGAGCTTGGATGCTTACGAACAAGAAGTTTATATTTATCCTCCTAGTAGCGGTTGCCCTGTGAGAATTATTCAAGGCGATGTTGATGTAGAAGGGGGAGGGTTTGAATAATGGCCGATATTAATGTTACAATTAATCCCGCTCCTTCTGTTGCTGCAACTGTTAGTGCTGCGCCCGAAGTTGATGTAGTTGTTGGACAAGGAATTCCCAATCATGCAGTAACTCATGCTCCTGGGGGTTCTGATTCTCTAGATGCTTATTATTTAAGTGCTGCTGCTACAGGAACTCTTACTGGTGCTTTTTATCCATTAAGAAGCAATCCCAGCGGTTATGTTCAAGGAGCAGTTGTTCGCCCTTCAAATACTGGAGCGTTTTTAGATACTGGAAGTTTCCAAACAATTTCTTCTTTGAAGAATTTTACTGTTAGACCAACAGTAAATGGAACTGGAGTTTTATTAATCGGAGAAAGCGCAATTAATACAGGAGTTCTAACGGGTGCTTTTTATCCACTAAACTCTAATCCTAGTGGTTATATTACTGGTGTTGATTTAACTGATTACGTTACAAAATCTTCAACAGGTAGTTTCGTTACAACTGGACAGACTGGAAATTTTGTGGTTTCTAGTCAAACTGGTGCATTCTTGACTACAGGAGCAGCAGACTCTCGTTACGCATTACAATCTGCAACAGGGTCATTTATCACTTCTGCTCAAACAGGACAATTTGTCAGCACTGGTTCTACTGGTCAATTTGTAACTGGAAATGTAGTAAGGCCATCTGACACTGGCGCATTTTTAACAACTGGTGCTGCTGATAGTCGCTATGCATTACAGTCAGCAACTGGAATTTTTGTAACAACAGGTCAAACTGGAGTTTTTATTACCTCTTCTCAGACTGGACAGTTTGTTTCGACTGGTTCAACAGGTTCCTTTATTACATCTAGTCAAACTGGACAATTTGTTAGTACTGGAGCGACTGGAAACTTTGTTACTGGTTCTGTTGTTCGCCCTACTCAAACTGGTGCATTTCTTACTACTGGCGCAGCAGACGCTCGTTATGCTCTTCAATCAGCAACAGGTAGTTTCATAACTACATCTCAAACAGGACAGTTTGTTGTCACAGGTTCTACTGGAAATTTTATAGTATCGTCTCAGACTGGAGCATTTTTAACCACAGGAGCGGCAGACGCTCGCTATGCTCTTCAATCACAAACAGGAGTTTTTGTAACCACTAGTCAAACTGGAGTTTTCATTACTTCTGGCCAGACTGGACAGTTTTATCCATCCAGTAATCCTTCTGGATACATTACTGGAGTTAATTTAAGTTCTTATGCTACTACTGGATATGTTACTGGTGTAAGTGGAGATTTACAAAATAAAATTAATACAACTAGTGGCTATGCCGTCTCTGGTTACAGCGGTTCTGTAACTGGTATTGAAGTTACTGGAAGCAGCACCAAAACAATTAATTTATACAAAAGGGATGGCTCAATTTTATCTGCCTCTTTTACTGATTCTGGAGGAAGTGGTAGCGCTCCTGTAGAGAATGTTGTTTATACAACAGGAAATCAAGACATTTCTGGCCTTAAGGATTTTCAAACAAGGCCAACTGTTTTGGATGTTCCTGTTTTAGTGAGCGGCGATCCTGTTGATTTGGTTCATTTGTATGCAAAAAATGATCAAGGATCAACAGTTTATAGAGGTCAACCTGTATATATTAATGGCGCTAATGGTAGTAATCCATTAATGCAATTAGCATCTAATACTGGTGAAAGAACTTCTTCAAAGACAATTGGTTTACTTGCTCAGGATTTATTAGTTAATGAATTTGGATATGTCATTACTGAAGGTGTTTTAGAAGGATTTGATACTAGTGCTGCTTCTGCTGGTGATCCTATGTGGCTAGGAACTACTGGCGACATTATTTACGGAACTGGCAATAAACCTTATGGCAATAATCATCTTGTTTATTTGGGAATTGTTTTAAGAGCGCAATCTAATAATGGTAAAGTTTATGTTAAAGTTCAAAATGGTTTTGAAATTGATGAACTGCATAGAGTATATGCCAAAAATCCAGTAGATTTTAGTACATTAATCTATAATTCTGGAAGTGGTTCTTGGTTTGCTAGACAAATTTCAACTGGTGACGTTTCTGGAATTAATAATTATGTTTTGCAATCAGCAACAGGATCATTTATTACTACTGGACAGACTGGTTCTTTTGTTATTAATTCTCAAACAGGAGCTTTCTTAACAACTGGTGCAGCAGATGCTCGCTACGCTTTACAATCAGCAACTGGAAACTTTATAACTTCCTCACAAACAGGACAGTTTGTTGGTACTGGCTCCACAGGTAATTTCGTAATAACAAGTCAAACAGGATCATTCTTAACTACTTCTTCTCAATACGTTCAGGAGATTTATATTGATGCTGCTGCGATGCTAACTGGAATTTCTGGTGCAACGCCAACAGGAGTTTCTATTTTGAATTCTGGTATTGCTTATGATTGTTATTCTTTTGATTCTGCGACTACTGGATTTACTCAATTTAAATTCATGGTTGACGATTATAACTTATCAGCAATGAAAGCTAAGTTTCATTGGACAGCGCCAGGAAATGCAACTGGAGGTGTCGTTTGGGGTATTCAATCTAGAGGTGTTGGTGACACTGAATTTTTAAACTCTGGTTTTGCTGGGGGTATTGAAGTTAATGACTTTTTCTCTACTGGAACGAGTCTTTTCACTTCTGCTGCTGCGACCTTTACTCCTTCTGGAACTTTAGTTACTGGAGATATGCTATTTTTTAGAATTTATAGAAGCGTGGCTAATGCTAATGATGATTTAGGAGCTAATGCTTACTTGCTTGGTGTATCTATTCAATATACAGGAAATAGAATAACTGCATGGTAATAGTCAAAAATAGAAGAAAAAACTTTAGACCAAGTAGTTCTGCTGGCCCATCAGACCCTTATTGGAGCAATGTTGTCTTATTGCTGCATTGTGATGGAACAAACGGCTCAACAACATTTACTGATTCTTCCTCTTCTAATAAAACAGCAACAGCGAATGGTAACGCTCAAATAACAACAACAAATCCAAAATTTGGTAGTGGAGCTTATCTTGGTGACGGTAACAGTGATTCAGTTACTTTTGCAGATACTGATGATTGGCATTTTGGTTCTGGAGATTGGACTGTGGAATTTTGGTTAAATTTGTCAAACAATGCTGGGGCAAGTAAGCAAATTATAGCACAAAGAAATTCTGGTGTTTTTTGTCCATTTTTATTACAAACAAATAGTGGAATTTTACAAGCGTGGTTATCATTAAATAATACTACATGGACTGGTGGAGCTTCACCCACAATTAATTCAGCTACAACAATTGCAAATAATACTTGGTATCATATTGCATTGTGTAGAGATGGGGCAAACGTGCGTTTATTTATTGATGGTACTCAAGTAGGTGCAACATACAATATATCAACTAATAGTTTTACTAATTCTGCTAATGTAATGAATATAGGTGGATATTCGACAAGCTGTGTCACTGGTCGTATTGATGAACTAAGAATCACAAAAGGTGTAGCAAGATACACTGCAAACTTTACCGCTCCAACAGAAGCTTTTCCAAACCAATAATTTATGAAACTTTTTTACGAACCATTAAATATCTATAGAACTGAAAACGATCAGAGCGTTATTAACACTCTTTTGAGAAAAGGTTGGACGATTGTTCCTGAACCAACTCCACCACCTGCCACTCCTCCTTATTCACCTTCTCCAGAAGAAATTCGTTGGAATGAATATAGTCAAGCGGTTGAAAATGGATTTCTTGTTTCTCCAGAAAATTTTAAATTAAGATTGTGGGACGAAGATCGAGCGATGTTCGGTCAAATGCTAGCTCTTGTAAAGGAAGCTTTAGACTTGGGCATTATTGATAATTCAACTCCTCAAAAAATTAAAGACTTTAATGGTCAAATTGTAACTGTTTCTACTCTTAGATTCAGAGAAATTATGGTAGCTTATGGTTTTTATTATAAGACTCTTTGGGATCAGTTAAACAACCAATCTCTTTCCTCATAAGGGTATAGGCAAGTAATCTCTTCTCCAGCTTCAATATCTCTGTCTGCGTAAAAAATGTCGGCTTCTTTATCGTGCCAAGTATTCGGATTTTCCGAATGGTTCACATAAAAACTAGAATCAATTTGATCAAGATGGCGATCAATCCAAAATCCAGTCTCATTAGAGTGACAGATATATCTGATGTAAGACCGCAGTTCATCTGATATGTCAGATGTTTCATCCCAGCTAATAAAAAATAATTTACCTTTTGGGCCAAAAATAGGATAACCTTCTGGTATTTTATTAATGGCGAAAACACCTACTCCTGCACCATTGATTTTAGAAGGTGCGAGTTTTGTTTGTGGGAATTTGAGGCTCTGGATGATTGATTGGCGCATCGGAAAATTCAGTGATGTAACTATAATCAGTAAATTTATTTCTTTTATTTTCAACTGAATAAACAGTTAAATCAATTTTATAGCCTGGATTTTTTTCAATCGGCTCGTAAACCCAAGCGTCATCGTGCCAGATGATGCGATTGTTTGGATAAGCGTAGAAATTGCCATTATCCATTTTAAATACATGAGCGCATTTATGCTCAGGTGTTTCACTGAAATTAGTATCTAGAACGCTTTTGTTCTCCCATGCCCAATCAAGCGTAAACATGTATTCTCCGCACTCTTTGGTATTGGAAGGTGTAATGAGCTTTGCGCGTAATCCGCGCATTCTTTGGCGCACCTGAACGTCAACGTAAGGCGAGAAGCAGTCCCAATACATTGCGTGTTCAAGAGGAACAGGATCGCAGGGCTTCCAGCAAAATGCTGTGATGGGGCGACGAGTCCAATTAACGCCATTATTTAAATACGCCTCAAATAGTGGAACTCGCTTCTCAATAGAAGCAACAGAATGAACATCGGCTGGCGTATATTCGCCATGACCTTTTTCGTGGTTAAATAAATATTCGTTACGAATTAAACAAGTAATTGTAGGAATATTGTGATTGAGATAAGGCATAAATTATGCGTCAGACCATGGGCCATTAGCTCCAACTAAACCAACTCCTGTACCAGTGGCTAGTTGAGTTACCTCCATAGTAAAAGCTCTACCAGTAATCGCAACAGGAGTTGCTCCCATTCTAAAAATAGGACGAATTTTTGTAGCTCCAGTAATTGTAACTGTGGCATCAAAAGAGTAAAAACTATTCCAAGTATCTGCCCCTGCATTACCAATACCAGCACCACTGACAATAATTCCTTTTACATAGGTTTGACCAAAAAACCCAGTTCTTGTCATTGCTGCATTTGCAACGGCAGGTGAACTTGTTAAAGTACCAATTCTATTAGTAAAATAATCACCAGTAATTCCCAAAGCAATATCTTTTGTAGTAGTACCTGATAAGCTAAATTTTACATCATATTTAATACGATAACGTCCAGTATTAAGATAAATACCAGTATTTCCTAATAGTGAGTTATCGGCATGGGCTGTTGGTATTCCTGAATAAAAACTCTGTGGAGCAAAATAAGAGAAGGTTTGATTAACGATTGATCTAGTTGGAGAACCAGTAGATTCGGTAGTTAAAGAAAAATAATTTTTATTATATTCAATAGCTCCGCCACTTGGAGAAGCTGTTAGGTTCGATTGAACAATTAAAGCTGGTGTGGATGATGTTCCTGTTACTGTGATTCCAGTAGAGAAAACTTTTGAAGCTGCAAAATTACCTATGGCTGTTACATTTCCAAAAACTGTAAAATTTCCAGTATTTACAAAAGTGCCATTATTTGAAAAATCTCCAATATTTGATAAATTTCCTTTATGAAAAAATATTCCAGTACTATTTAAATCTCCATTATGGGAAATAATTCCTGAAAAAACCATAGGAGCAATTACTGAAAACTTGTGATTAGCTCCATCACCAGTAATTACCGCATTACTATTATTTGTATTTAAAAAGAAGTTGCCTGTTTGACTGTGATTTCCAGTAATACTTACATTGCCCTTAATAAGGGCATTGCCAGTACAATAAACGTCACCCGTTACATTTAATCCGCCACTAATTGATTCAGTTCCAAAAACATTTAAATTACCACTTTGATTTAAAGTTCCAGAGAATATTTTTTGCCCTGTGGAATAAACTGTTCCAGCTAAAACTGTATTGCCAGTAACATTAAGAGTTCCAGTGATAGTAGTATTTCCGCCAATTGAAGCGTTTCCAGAAATGGCGGCTTGTTGAATATTTGTTTGACCACTGATTGTTAAATTATTACCAGTAACATTAACTAGATTTGGAGTAACTGAAGCAATTAAATTATCTACTTTAAGAGTTCGAATGTATCCAGTAATTGCATCAATTCCTGAAACAAATCCCGTCTTAAATCTAAGACTAGCTGATCCTAAATCAACAGAAGCGTTACTTGGGGGTAAAAACCGCGAAACTCCAGTAGTTTCAAAAGAACCGCTTGAATTAACGGCTCCATAAAATGTCTTGTCTCCTGAAATATTTTGAGAACCAGTCAAGCGCACAATTCCAGTGCCAGCAAATACTAATCCTGTATAAGCTGCATTTAGAGCTTGGTTGATTTGGTTTGCGTTTAAATCAAGAGAAATAGCCATAAAATTAAATCAGTCCTAAAATATCTCCTTTACGAACGTCATCCCAAGATGCTTCTGACTTATTTTTGGTTCTCTTGCTATACTGAGAATAACAAACAGCGGCACGTTGTTTCTGGTCTTTAAAGTCTTTATTCATAATATCGTCTGCCATGCAGCGATTCATGAATTCCTGTTGCTTTTCCTTTGGTTTTGCGTTCGGTAAGGGCATATAATTAAATTACACTTTCTACGAAAAATTCTGCTATTGGTTTTAGTTTTTTGTCAAAATCAGGGAGTTGATAAAAATGGTCATAGTTTTTGCTCAGTTTGATTCCGCATTGTAGGATTTTGTTTTGCCTTGAACATTTAAGCATATAAACCTCTGTTAAATATTCAATCATTAATTTAAGCAAATTAAAATAACAGACAAATTCCATTAATTTATTAATATTATGACCGTTTAAGTTGGTTTTGAGAAGGTTTTCAATCTTATCAAGATATTCTTTTTCAATAGAATTGGGAAAAAACAAGTCATATTTAAGACAAAGAAATTCAAAAACCCAGTCTCCATTATAAGACTTTTCATAATTAATGGCGTGCAAATGTTCTCCAAAAGCTAAAATATTCGAGCAGTTCAAGTCCCCATGGCAAAAATCCTTTTCTGAAAAAGTGAAATTTTGCAACTTTTCCCTGAGTAAGTTCTGTAGAAAAATGACTTGATTTTTAATTAAGTCTTTAATTTTATTATGATTTTTAATCCATTCTGTATCAACATCTGGAATTTTAAAAATATCAAACGATAAATAATATTCAAGATGATCTTTCATTGTTTTTTTAGTATTTGAGCAATCATATCTGCTTAAGTTAGCAAAAAAATAAGGAATGGCATCTTCTGATTCTATAACTTCTTGAATTCCAAAATTATATAAATTAGGAGCAGGCACAAATCCAACTATGCTGTATTCTACAGACAAGTAATTGGGAACGATACCATGACAGATGGGAAATGGCGCAATTCTCCTTTTCCAATTATCTTTTAAAATTAAAAATTCCTTTTCTAGATTAGAGTTATTTTTATCAAAAGACATTTTGAGGCAAAATTCTCCTTCGCCTGTTTTGATTAAAAATAAGTCATTATTAAGATTTGCACTTAAAAACCTTATTTCTTTTGGACTCTGCAATCCTTCTTTATTAAAAATCTTTACGATTAGCTCTTCTTCGCTAGAGAAAACCTCTCTCAAAGAGCTAAATACATAAACCTTATCTTTAAAAAGATTCGTTACCCTTGCCATACCTATAATAAAAAGAAACCCGTCGAATTCGACGGGTTTCTGATTTCATGTTACGCCTTAATTAGGCTTTGACTGTAGTACCGTTAAGACGGATTCCTGCGAGACTAGTCTTGGCTA